TGTTAATTGTGCAATTATGCAGAAACAAGTTAATCAAGAAGCGACGCGTACAGGATCAACTAGGTTATGTTCTAAATGCGGGAAATCTTTTCTGTTCACAGGTACTGTAGATAGGAAAGGGCTCACGTGTGTAGAATGTATGCCTAGAGCGTCTTGTTCGACTTGCAAAACAAGTTTTCCAATTCCTTTTCTTCCTTTCCCGGGAACAAAAGTATTATGTAAAGCTTGCATGCAAGAAGTGAAATGTGTCTTATGTGGGAAAAGTGAGAAAACTCACTACCCAAAAGAAAAGTGGTACTGCAAAACGTGTCTTACTCGCAGACCGGCTTATGACATTGTTTGCGACAATTGTAATAGATCTGCTACGATTCATTATAGACCGCAAGCAGGTGAAGGCAAGTATTGTTCTACGTGCTGGAAAGTTTTTAAGACACCCACTAAAAACTGTGAGCGGGAGGAACACAGAAGTGAACAACTCCCTAGTCCATCTAAGCAAAAGAAAGAAGAAGAAGTGGTCCGTACTGCAGTAGATCAGGCTAAGCAAGAAAGCCCGATTTTGCAGTACACGGTTGATTTACAAGCTAAACAACCAGTCAATGAAGAAGTTGAATTCGACTTTCCTTCTCTTGACTCTATTCACACATCCATAGCTGACCTCGGTATAGGTAGCGTGGAACACCTTCTCGATTCAACTGCCAATCAACATTTGTTTGACGAAGTTGAATCCAAAAATCATGTCAAACCTGACATTTTCGTTCCTCAAGAGGAAAAAGTCGTGGATTTGAGCGAGAGTGTTAATAAACCTAAAGTGTACATTGTGACACCGAAAGTTCCAAAAGACTATATGTTCCTCAAAGACTTTGGTATTTTGGGATTGGAAGAGTTACATGACTCCTTAGACTTCACTCAGATTCTCCGAGTGATTAAAGTTTATTTTCGTGATCGTTTGAAAGCGCGACAATTTCCTTTTGAAGAATCTAAATGTAAAACTTTGTCATGGCCTTGGGAAGAGCAAGCTGATTTAACGATTATGCCTAAATGTCGGGGTCTACTTGGCACCAACAAGCTATTTACGTTTGTTAAAAGAGCGGGGATCATTCAATTGAGTTGCACCTCTACCACATTTGAGTGGAAAAAGAAGTTCGACGATTTTGATTTGAAAACTGCTGGTGCTATCGATTCTGGTAATTGGGTGTTTTTGAGACACAGATTGCCCAAAACCGATCCTATTGACAAAGATGGTCACTTTATTGTTAACTTCACACAAAAGACTTGGTGGGTGTTTTCTACCACCGTAGCCGTGGAGTTAGACGAAAAATTATTGGCTAAAGCCAAAAACGGGTTATTATCAAGAACTCGTAGTAAATATACGTTCCAACAGATGACTGAGGTCGCACGTAATGCGTGGATTCCTAATATAGTGGATGAAATATTTCCAGCTGAGTCCTTCCAAATAAGAAGAGACCACATATCCGCAGCGTGGCGTTTCCAGTCTGATATAGAGGCCAAAACAATGTATAACACAATGTTGGCCACATACAGGGACAATGAAAGCTATAATTCCAGCTTGGCGAATGAATTGCCTCCTATCTCCAATTACATTGGGGATTGGTTGCAAAGATTTCCGTGTGTGCGGCTGCCTATTTAGTTTTCCGTCCTTGCGTGTACCCGATATTGCGTTACACTTTCTATAAAACTCCTGCCATGGTATCTTCAATTATGAAGAACTCTTATCATTTGATGAAAGAGACTGGCACCCTGAAATATGGGTTGGAGCTAGCCGGCGCTGCTGCCGCTTTCGGGATTGGTTTTATGCCAACCCTATACGACCAAGCTAAAGTGAGAGCCAGAGTAGTTTTTGATTTAATTAAAAGTGTCAAACCAGCCGCTGTATTGCACCAAACAGTGGATAGTATAAAATCTGTTGGGTTGCCTCGAGCCAGTATATTCCCTCACTTTCTCTCGCCTTTCTTCGAAGAGATAGTCAAAGGAATAATGGGTTCTAGTTATCTGATAGGTTTACTTGATGCTTTAGTTAATAGAGAGCCGCTCTTGTTTTTGCTTCATGCTGTTACTTACGCCATGTCCCTTCCAATGGCTATAGCTACACATTACGGTTACAATTATTTAATAGCAGGCATTAGCAATAATGCTCGCGCCAAAGATGTTCTTGATTTGATGTATAATGTGCCTTGGTCCATGCGAAGTCTTCCCTCCGGCAAAGAGTTGATTCCGTATGATATCAAGACAGGTTTTATTTCACGCCAAGCAACGGCAAATTATATTAAACCAGCTCAATGTCCTTTGATGGTAGCTAAAGATAAATTACTCGATTCTGAGTTAATAGCTCCTCGAGTTTATTATGCCATAATGGCAACTAATGTTCCAGGATATGCAGTTAGGGTAACTCCTAGTATGATTCGAGCTGCGATGGAATGTCGCGTGCTTAAAGTAGCGCCTAAAGACCCAGAACAACAAGCTGTCATCTGGGACGCTATCGAACCTAACTATGGAATCCCTCATCAAGAAGATATTCCTGTCGAAGAAGCCACTGAAGCGTGGCTCACACATGTGCGTGAAGATCTGCCCCAGAAGTGGAAGAAATATGCTCAGGTTTACGAAAAATTGCTGAAGGGTGAGGACATGCCTCTTTCTCACATCAGTGTTTTTCTTAAAACAGATGAAGTACTGTTGAAACCTGATTTTATGTTGAAACCAAGAATAATAGCCAACGTACCTAGTTCCGTGCAAGTTATGGCTGGACCATTTATCCGTTATGCCACGGCACGTTTGAAAGATATCTGGAATAATGATAATATTAAACTCCCCAAGTTCCCGAACGGCATTCGTTTGTCCTTCGGTGCGGGTAGAGACGACAATTGGCTAAGTTCTTGGATAGTAACTGTAGAAAACACCCCTTTAATACCAGCTATAATGGCTGCAGGCGATGACAGCATTGTCTTCAACGGTACAGATTGGTATTGTTGCGACGCATCAGCGTATGATCAGTCCCAATCTTTCGGGCCGTTAAGACACGCCTATAAAATATATCAACAATTGTGTGTTCCTCCAGCAGTTACTGAGTTGTTGGATCGAGTGTCTCGTCTTCCTTATCGTTACGACGCTAAAGAGTATGGTTCATTTAAGATCTATAGGAAGAATAGGCCGATACGAGACACGGGAGGACCAGACACGACCTTGGGTAACACAATCAATATGGTTGCTGCCTGGATGTATGTGCTTTCAGAAGATCCTACTAATGATACTTATAAGCCAAATTTCAACGCCTTGGTTTTGACATGAAAATCCATAAAGTTGATAGATGGCATTTAAGTTTTCTGAAGGGCACATGGGTCGAAGATAATTGGGTACCTCTTCCATCTCGAATACTTAAGATTGGAATTTGCAAAGAGGACCCGGCTCGTATTTACCGCAAACCTTTGCGAGAAGCCATGATAGATCATTTGCACGGTATAGCTTGCTCAATAGCGAGTGCTTCTGACGTGCCTATCTTGTGTGCTTTTATCGCCAAGTATTTATCTTCAGGCCAGACCGAATATGTTCGTTTGAAACGAGTTCTTCACGTCGATTTGCATAGATCGACAAGATTACTCGCTCCCTATACGTTTTTCGCTAATTACTATGCTGTTCCTATAGAATGGTTTAGCGAAGTGGAAGCTATGATCGTTGAAGGAAAAATTCCTTTTCTTGCAATCCATCCACTTTTTGAAGTGATGGCCATAATGGACTACGGTTAAAACCCGCCCAGTATAAAACTATAAATGTATACGACTGTTTCTAGAAACAATCCAAATCTACCAAGAAGAGCCCAGCAGCCTTCTTTTAATAGAAATACCGCTTTGAGGTCTAATATAAATCCTCAGCGAAGACAACGCGCGCAAAGTGCCGCACCAATGTACCGAACTTACAATCCCCCACGCGAGATGGTCGAACAACGTGAATCACGCAGCCGCTCCCCTCGTCCGGTAGCCGCGTCAGACGTGCGCATTGTATCGAAACCCTTAGCTGCAGCCGTTTCCACCGTGACAACTCAACAAAGTTATCACACGGTTGTCGCTAGGTCTGAGATGTGCTACAAGGTGTCCATGGATGCAGATCTAAACCATTTGACCGATCACCCCGTCAATCCGGCTAACGATAGTCTTTTTCCTTGGCTATCCAAGATCGCACCTTACTTCGAATTTTACGAATTCGAGAAGTTACAGTTTCGCTATGTACCTTCTTGTGGCACTCAGACTCAGGGGCAGCTCACTCTCGCGATTGATTACGACCCAGTAGACTTGAACATAGGGATAGACGAACAAATTCTATCTGCTATGGCAGGATCTGTCGCAACTCAACTCTTTACTCCTGCAACTCTTCTATTTAATAAGAGTGCGTTAGCTCAAACCACTCACAAGTTCTATACCTCGCAGGATGATGACTATGAAGAAGGCGCTCGATTGAAACATATTGGGCGCTTGTTGACATACATCACTACGAGCGTGCAGGAAAAGACGACCTTT